TCTGCATCACCTATATCAGGATAGAGTGCCTTAATCACATCCTCAGCATTGTTTCTAGCACCAAGAGCAGCTGCAGTAGGAGGGAACTTAAGATCGCTTAACCTCTGAACAGCTTGTCCTAGATAAGCACTCTCAGGATTAGGATAATAGTAATCACTAGCTAATATATATTCAGTATATCTATTCTCTACAGGATCAATAGGCTCTCCTTCTTCATCCTTCACAGTATCTCGTTCCCATTGGTCTGGATAATACTCATTACTAATTATAATACCAGTACCTCTAGAATTTGTCTCAGCTGTGTAGTGCAAGATCATTCCAGGGTCAGGTACCACATCATCTTCAACATCTACTTCTCCACCAAAGTTAGAGAGCCGATTAATGGCTGTTACTATAGTCTTAGCTAATGTATGGTAGTTATTTACTCCTCCAGTACCTAAGATAATAATCTTATTGTTTTCCCAGTCTGTCCACTTTAAAATACCAGTATCATAGCTATCGTCAAGCTTTATAGTTCTTGTCTCTGCAGTACCTGTTTCTAATATATGGATTAATTCAAAGTATGTATCATTGTATTTTACTATCTCATCCGCAGCTCCCTCATCCTCAACAAATACATCAGTAATACTAGCAGCTCTAAAGCTAGGGTCATCATCCCCAACAGCTCGATATGTCATAAGCTGAATCTCAGCTGTGGCTTTAGATGTAGAACTTCCACTAGCAAATCCTTGAACATCAAAGTATGCATCAAGTATAGCACTACCCGTAGTTAGGACTAAAGGATAGTTAACTTCTGTAGCAGTTAGCTGATTGACAGGTGATCTAGGCTGTACTCCCATATCACTTGGTCCTACTATACCAGAGACTGTATCTTTAACTTTCCAGATGCCATAGATATGATCATTACTTCCTGTATCCAAAGGATCGTTCCTATCATATGTTCTGTCTTCAGATATATACTGTTGATGAGGGTTCCATGACTCTGCAATATTTTCTGGATCTACAGTAACTGTAGTTTCGTATTCAACAGATCTTCCTACTGGATCTTGAGCTGTTTTAAGATCTCCAGTCACTCCATTATAATCTATAGTAAGCCAAGTGTCTCCATCCTCATGTAGTACACTGGTATAACCTGCTTTAACTACAGTATTGAGAACAAGAATAGATGAGCCTACAGCTACAGCTCGTAAAGCCTGATCTGCTGTATAAGTAGTACCATCTGTAGGACCATTGTCTGTCACGCCATTGCCCCAAGTTAGATACTTCTTATGTTCTTCCTCGATACTAGGAATAGAATCCATCTTAAAGGTTCCATCAGTATTTACTCGGTATACCCACATCATATCAGTACTCTCTGTTGGGTCAGCTGAGTAATCTATTATAATTAAAAATCTTTGTTCAGCTGAAGCTGAGTACCAATGAAACCATAGGTCTTTAGTACTCGTTGATTCAGTACCATAAATTTCTTGTAGTATGCCATGAAAATTGGATGGATCTGCTCGTGTTAATAACTTAGCACCCCTGCGTTTTTCTGCTGAATGTTCTATAGAAACTAAAAAGTTATCTATATTCTCAGACTCCATAGGAGTTCTCTTTGCTGGTGATTGTCTACCAACTCCTCCTGCCAAAGTAGGAATACTTATTCTCATAGGAAAGTATGTCCTAGATCTACGAGCTTTAGCCATTAGTAGTTCTCCAGAATCTAAATCTACTAGGATCACCATGAACTGATCTTCTCTGAAAGATTTCTCTTGCTCTAGATGTAGCACTACTAAAGATAGAGTAGTTCTTGTCATCTATATCTGCTGATTTACCCTTAGCCATGTATAGTGATTCTATTTGTCCTAAGTAGTTATCAACATCGCCATCACCTTGCATAACTAATTGATATTGTCTAGCAGCAGCAGCCATAATAGATCTTTGTATAGGTGTGTCCATCTCTTCCCAGACTAAAGCATAAATAACTTCTACATAATAATCTTTACTAGCATCCCAACTATTAATATGGTCAGTTAAATTATGTAGTCTAATATTACCTTCTGAATCCTGTCTAGCATTAGCCTTAATTCTTTCCCCATCATCATTCGTATGATACGATACAAGTTCTGCACTTAAAGTATCGGTCGGCAAATCTATAATCCCATCTGTACTTAAATTATATTTCTTAACATAGGTGTTACTAGCCATCCCTCTTAGTTGAAAGTCTGTGATATTTCTTTCTAAGATAAACAGAGAAACCTCTGTATCTAGACCACTCTCTCCCTCTAGATCGTTGACTAGAGATTCTCCTGCCATTAGCAGCATATGATTAACTGCATCTAGCTTAGTTATTGCACCCATGTTATCTCCTTTTAAAAAGACTTAAGTCCCCCCAGAGGGGGGACTTAAGCATCATTGCTAATTAAAGCAAGTATTACGCATCTGCATATTCTGCAGCCATACCCCAAGCACCTCGCAATTTAGTACGAGTGTCTGAAGCTGAGCCAGAACCTGAAACTGTTGTATCAAGAACTGCACAAGCAAGTTCTGGACGCAGTGTTCCAGTACCAGACATCATTGAAGCAACCGTGAAAGTTGTGTTACGACGTACATCGTCAACATTGTCAACTTTCAATCCCTGTAGTTTCAATGAAGCTACGCAACCTCGTTGCCACAAGATTGCTTTACAAGCTCCGCCTTCGTTAGCCGTAGTTGGTGTACCTGTAAACTTAAGATTATATCGACCTTCGCCAATATTGTCCGCAGATGCAACATAGTTGCTGAACGGACCGTGCATTGTCTTACAGATTGTGCAACCCATATAGGTTAACAGTTCTGAAAGCTGTGGACGACCAGCTAGGGATGAACCCAAGCCATCGTAATCTCCACCAAACATCTTAGCTGTTGGACCATTGACTGCCCAAGTTTGTATTGCTTCATTTGTATCTACTACGTTACCGTAACCAAGATCCAAGTAATCACGAGCAACACCCAGAGCACGAATGCTTTGGAATGCAGCTGGAGTTACCGCACAATAAACACCTTCAGTACCGATGTTATTTTCTTGCAAATAAACCATCCAGTCCTCAATATGCTTAAGAAGCAAGAGGGCTGCATCAGTTTCGTTGGTGTCACCACCAGCATCACCTAGGTGTTCGTAAGTAGTACTACCAAATGGATCCTTAGGTGTTAACGAAGCTCTAGGATCATTTGTTAGTTTGTCTTCAGCACAAGCACGAGCAATGTAAGCAGCAATTTGCTTATCTCGTGCGTTAGCTAAAGTCATACCAGCTTGACGAGCAAGCTCTGCACGATACTCCCATTGAGTTAACATCAAGTCAATGTTGTCAAGTTCAAAGTGAGCAGCTATAGGACGCTTATCCAAGTTAATCTTGAATGTTGTCGCTGTAGCATTGTGGCCACCGATGAGTTCTTCACCAGCACCCCATGCAGTTTTCAAGCTAACAGTACCAGTGATGGGAAATTCCATCGCAGCACCACTTGAAATAGTTCGGGAATCTACCATTCCCTCAAATTTGTTGTATTCATCGTAGGCATGAATGACTTCTCCCGACCAGATTGGAAGCCAAAGCTTACCTGGGGGGTTTGAGTCAGAAGTCAAGTTTGTTACGTTGGTTCGGTAAGGCAGTCCTACTGCCGTTACGTCATGACCAGTTGTACCATATGACATAATTATGTCTCCTTAATAAAAAGTAATATATTACGGAAATAATTTCTGACACTATAAAGAATTACTCTTTCGAGTTCTCTAACATGCGGATAGTTCATCTCATACAGTATCCATTGTCTCTGTTAGGAGAGGGATCTCTGTATATTTAGCGTTCTCCTCTTTTGTAAGGTCCGTACCTTACGCTGGCAAGGAATTGAAATCCGTGCGTTGCATTCTCTGTTCCACAGCCTGTCGGTAAGCTGGTTCTAGCTTAAACCTTGGGTTGTTGCGGTCTGCAGTGAATTCACGCTTGGTTTTATATCCCATATAGCCAGTATCAGTAGCAGCCACTTGCCCCATATTAGCATTAGACATTGGCTCTTGTGCTTGTTCTGTTGCAATTGGTCTGTTATTGTACATTGATTCTAGTCCTCTTAGAGTTACCTCATAAGAAGAACCAGCAAGTCCCATGTTAATATGAGCTTGATCTTCTTTGCTTAAATTAGTTTCAGCCCAGTTAAATATTTGTTCTAACTTATCGTCACCACCTACTACCTCTGCAGCAGTACTATAAGCTTCTCTTCTCTGAGATTTTTGACCATCAATAAATGTATCAATAACCTCATCAGGATAACCCGTAACCTCTCTGATACCTGCTCTAGTATTTTCAGATAGATCTCCCATTACACTCAACTCTTGTCCCCATGCATGCCACATTTGTGCTGTAACATTAGACGGAGCAATATTAGGATCTGGTAGATCTCTTTGTAAGTTAAGACGAAGTTCTTCATCTGTCTGAGGTCTCATAGGAGCCTGTTGTTGTTCTTGCACAGGCTCTCGGTAGTTAGGGTTTTCAGTTCCTTGCTCATTATAAGTTCTTTTTAGGTCTGCAATTTCTTGTCTAGCTTGGGTATACTGTCCCTGTGCAGACTTAAGAGAATCAAACCAATCTCCAGCTGTCTTAAAGTTTTCTGGAATTTGTGTGCCTTGGTTTTGTACATGCTGTTCAAACCTAACACGCTCTTGTTGAGACTGCATATCAGTTACAGGTGTAGTAGTAGCATTTTCCTGCATGTCTGCTAACCTAGCCTGATCTTCTGTCGGTTGTATTGGTTGTTGATAGTCTTGTTGTTCATTCATACGTTAATCTCCTTACGATTATTCTGCTCCCCAGAGTCAAAGGATTTTTATTAGGAGGCTCATGCCCCCAGAAATTACAATAGCAATACCTGCAGCCCACGTAGCTGCTTTAGTTTGTAGTACGACTATATTACGCTCTATTTTTGCCAGTCTTTTATCCATAGATTCTAATCTTTTATTGGTTCTTTCTAGTTCATTTATAACTAATCTCTTATACTGATCCCAACCATTAGTGCCTTCAGAATGTGTTTCCCATGGATTTTGTGGTGGCATAAAACTTATTCCTCGTACAAGGCTACGATATTAGTAGCATTAGTGTTAGTAGCCATAACTTTAGTGGCAGGGGTCATCTCTATAATACTACCAACAGCCCTTTTTTTAAGAACTGTAGTTACTCCGTCCAATACTACAGCCACATCAGCTTTTTTAGCATTGAACCACTTGTCTGTTAAATAATCATAAATAACTCCTCTTTCTCTAGCACTTAAATTTTTCTTCCATATTAATATTTCAGCAATCTCTCCATCCATACCTTGTCCATAAGTAGGAGTAGTATCTTCTAGTCTTTGTCCTATATAAAGATCATCAGTTCCAGTAAGGTCTTCGGTATTAGATACAGAACTACCATCAGTAGCATTATTAAGATATAGTTGTAGAGTGTTTACCGAATTCCTCTGTACCCCCACAACATACCAAGTACCTGTACTTAGTGTCGCAGCACCTACTGCATCATTACCAGAAACATGGAACTTCATAACACCATCATCACAAATCCATGTCCATTCAGACGAGTGTTTATCCTTAGCCATTACAGCCGAATTGCCATTCACAGCATCAAACTTAACTAACGCTATCATTGAAAAGGCACCAGTAAAATCAAAATCAGCATGGTCGTCTACCTTAAACCCATCATCATTTGCTCCAGCCCTATCAAAATCTATAGTGGCTAATCCATTAGTAGCAGCAATACCAGCCTCTACATGAGGAGCGTTTGTTATTGCTGCATTATGACTATTGCCAGACTGATCAGCCCATGTGGATATAGTAGTTCCTGATGATACAGCTACCCCAGCATTAGCCTTAAGCCATAGCTTGGGACTGTGTAAGTCACCTACAACTACATTAGCTTCAAAGTTTCCATCTCCTACATATAATGCACTAAAGAACGGTTCTTCTCCAGGACCGTAAAGAGTACTATCGCTAGGAGTAATAGCCGAAGCACTAGAATACCCCTTTTTACCGCCATCTTGCATTGGAAAACTAGGCATGTTTATGGATCCGCCCTGGTTACTACATCAATACCTGTACTCAGTGCTACACAATCGGTAACTGTACTATCTGTATGTAAAGCTTTGAACGCAAAGGGATATATAGTACCTTCAATAGCATTCTTAAACTCTACTGCTACAGTATCATTAAGAAGAATTAGATCCATATCACCAGCAACTCCTACGTATATACCATCTGGATATACCTTACGAGCTGTAGTGGGGTTTCCATCAGCTCCTGTACAAGAATATGCTTCTGTGTACTCAAAAGCGTGTAATGATGTACCGCTTCCTTCTCCATCATCATCTGGTACAATAGCTTTGGCTCTTATATATTTTTCCATTGACATTTTATTTCTCCTTTAAGACTTCTTGTATGCCACTTTAAATTTTGCTGTAAAGGAAGAGCCAAGATTTAAGTTAGTATTATTAACAACCAATCTAAACCACGGAGCTACAATATCTGTAGCATCTACCAAATACAATTTATCACCTGTAACATTAGGTTGAATATCATTAGCTATTCTTACTCCAGAAATAGCAGATCCACTTCCACCAGTAAAGCTTACAACTGTAGCATTAGTAAGAGCATCAGTAATAGTTGTATTACCTACATCTCCAGCCACTAATTGAGTAACAGTTAGCTGACCTGCCCCATCGTTCTGAGTAGTAATAGCTCCATTGTGTCCAGCAGTAGCTGCTATGCAAGCAGCTAAAGATGTAACAGCACTAGTGAACTCACCGCCTGTAAAGCTAGTACTAGTAGTATTAGCAAGATTCTCGGTAATAGTTCTATTTCCATCAGCTCCTGCAGTAGCTTGGGTTAACGTAAGACCGCCAGCCCCATCATCAACTACAGTGATCTTACCAGCATGTCCACCAGCGTTATCAATAGCTAGCTTTAACTTAGCCCCACAGTCAGCAGCACTAACGTCTGCTTTAAACTGGTTAACTCCAGCGGTAAAGTCTGAAGATGGATGTGCAATATAGGTTCTAGATAAACCATCTTCAGAAATAATTTGAATAGTTTGTGCTAAAGTAGGTAGCCCTGCAAAAGTAATGGTAGCTGTAGCAGCAGTACCGCTAACATTAAAAT